AAGGCCCATGCCTAGTTCGTGCAGACATTCCTCACAAGGTAGTAAACTACGACACAGCACCACGTTGGTGTGTTAGTGTTAGATTTTGGCCTGGCCGTAGTTGGCCCAAGACTGTAGCAATGCTACAGGACTACATCTTGCCCGCTTAGTTCAATGGATAGAATACGGGTTTCCGAAGCCCGTGATAAGGGTTCAATTCCCTTAGTGGGCCCCAGCAAACAAAAGTACTAATTGACAATAAATCCAATTTATTGTATAATAATGACATGAAAAGAACATTGGACAAAACTTCGTTTGCATGGTTTAAGGGTGTGCCCGAACATACCCGCGGCTCTATTCTACGATACTTGAACAATGGTATCGATCCTGGCGGTTTTGTTAGGGCGGCATTGGCTAATGATTTTATTGCCGCCGCATGTAAAGCAGATTCTGAGAATAGGCAAGCTCTAACAGACATTGCTAGGTTTATTGCTACTGGCATGCCATGCGGCTCCTGGGGCAGTTACGATGTAGTTGACGGGTGGTTGCGAGGCAACAAGTACAGAAAAGATTATGAAGAAGCACTCATGATGGATGTGCTAAGTGGAGATAATACAGGTGTCTAAGTTAGTTTTAGTTCGTGGTATACCCGGTTCGGGTAAGAGTACGGTGGCCAGTGCCATTGGCTACAGTTCGGATTGGATGCATCTAGAAACAGATATGTTCTGGATGGAGAATGGTGAATATAAGTTTGACGTTAATCGTTTGCGCGAAGCTCACGAATGGTGTCAAGCTAAGACCCGTGAGTATTTGACTCTGGGTATGGATGTTGTAGTAAGTAACACCTTTACAACAATAAAGGAACTTCGTCCTTACTTTGACATCGCGAGAGAATTTAGTATTGTGCCGCAGGTAATTACTTGTCACGCACAATACGGTAACGTGCATGATGTGCCAGAGGAAACTCTAGCAAAGATGCGAGCACGTTTTGTATACGATATTAAGGAATTATATGAGAACATGGGTAACTAGTGATTTGCACTTTGGGCACAAGAACATTATGAAGTTCTGCCCACAGACGCGAGCACGATTTAAAGAGGACGTTGCGTATATGAATAACGCAATGGTTGAAGAATGGAACGCTAAAGTATCTCCTGAAGATACTGTTTACATTTTAGGTGACGTGGCATTTATGTCGGGCAGTGATGCTGGACGTATGATGTTGCGTTTGAATGGTACAAAGATTTTAGTTGAAGGGAATCACGATAAGAAGACATTGCAGGATGCAACATTCCGCAGTGCATTTAAGGAAGTTCACAAGTACTTGGATATTACATATGATGGTCACAAGATTGTCATGTTTCACTATCCTATTAGCGAGTGGGACCAAATGCACCGAGGAGCCTTGCACTTGTATGGTCACTTGCACGGAGGTGTAAGCGGCTTGGAAAAGTATCGTGCCTTTGACGTGGGTATGGACTCAACAGGCGAAATCTGTGTGTCCATGGAATACGTTATCAACAGAATCAAAGACAATGTAATTAAGGGTCATCATGTTTAAGGACGAATTGAAGGAATATGTACAAACTTCTAAGTTAGTTAACATGAAGGAAGCCGGCGACGGTATCTATGTGTTAAAGTACAAGAAGAAGGTGTTCTACGATAACTTGTGGAACGAGTACATTGCTGAATGTCGTGGATCTATTGTAGACGCAGATTTTAACTTAATCTCGTACCCATTCACAAAGATCTACAACTATGGTATCGAAAAGGAAGCACCAGTGTTGCCTAACGATACTCCTGTTACTGCATTTCGTAAAGTCAATGGCTTTATGGTTGCATGTACATGGTACAATGGAGATGTTCTAGTGTCTACTACAGGTAGCACCGACAGCCCATACGTTGCTATGGCCAAGGAAATGATGTTGACTCATATGTGTTGGGAAGACTGGCAACTAGGGTTTACAAAGTCCGACATGGACGGTATAACTGTTATGTTTGAGTGTGTTCATCCAGATGATCCACACATCATCCCAGAAGTGCCAGGCATGTACGTGCTAGGTTACCGTGAAAACTCTTGGGGCTCTAGCGTGGGTCATGACAAGGATACATTATGGTTATTGGGTAAAATCTTTAACTGCCATGTGCCAGAAGTCATTGAAACTACTGTGGGCAACTTAGTTGAAGCGACAAAGAATGTGCGTCACGAAGGATTTGTATTCTATACTAAGGACGGCGTGAGTGCCAAAATCAAGTCACCATACTACTTGACTTCAAAGTGGGTTGCTCGCAATCCACGTACAGACAAGTTAGTGGACATGAACAATGACATCAAGCTGAACTTAGACGAAGAATACTATCCGCTAGTGGATGCAATTCGTGCTAACATTGTTGAATACACAGCTATGGACGAGCAAGCTCGTTTATCTTGGGTAAGGGAACAACTAGCATGAAGGGCAACGACAACTTGTTTAAGCAAATAGACAGCGTGTTTGAAGAGGCGGATAAAATCTTCAAAGAGGTTGACGACATGGTTAAACACAGTTTTGTAGCACGTAAAATAGAAGCGGGACCATGGAAGCCGTGGTTTGCATGGCACCCCGTTACTATACACGGTAAGCGTGTATGGATGGAAAAAGTATTCCGCAGATGTATCAATACCTATGTTGATTACGATAATTGGAAACGTTACGAGTATGGCACGTTGTTTGATGTAATTAAAGGCGATGAATGAAGTTCTTCCGCAAGGTAAAAATTCCAGAAGCATACGCAAGAGTTGAATGGTGTCGTTCTACATTAGGTAAAGACGTCACTGGGGGCAACTGGTGGCGTTACAAAGGACACCTTTACTTTAAAGACGAACATGCATTTATGATGTACCAATTGAGGTGGATATAATGGTGGCACTAACACAGTCTATACCAAACCGTGGAAAATTTCCTAGAGATAAATGGGTGTTTGATTATCATCCGCGCAAGGGCCGCTGGGAGACTTATCGCATCCCCCAAGACTGGCCACCCGGTTTGTACAAGTGGTTGTTTGATACGTTTGGCCTAAACTTAGGCATGGACTCGGCCAGCGACTGGGATTATCATGGCGGTTGGATTTATCTTTATAAAGAAGAATATGTTTTGTTGTTTACACTGAGGTGGTCATGAGTTATAAAAAAGAATATCCTTACAGCATAACTTATCCAAGAACCTCAGACTGGTATGACGGTCGCTGGCACGACTTGTCAAAGTGGTGCGATGAATGTATAGGTTATGGCGAATGGGAATACTACTACGATGAGTTTGTATTCAAGGACCCTGCTAGTCTTTTGATGTTTAAATTAAAATGGAAATAATATGAACTGCGAAAAATGTTTAAGCCCTACTGAGTGTTCGGGTACGTGTTTGTCTACTATCTCTCCAGTAATCAATCAGCCGTTAGTTTATCGCTTGCGTAAACGTGCTGAGATCCGCAGACAAATTCCCGGGCGACTTGCAGTAACAGAAAACAAGCCCGATAAAATTGCTGATTTGCTGGACGAAGCCGCCAAGGAAATTGAGCGTCTTAGGGGCATTTTGGACGAGTACGATATCCGCCCAGATTGCTGATATTGACAATAAATCCAATTTATTGTATAATACTTGTATTGTAGCAAAAAGGATAGGTATGTATAGTTTTAGCCCAATTCCAGATGTACCCGTAGACCATGTGGGAATGTTTATAGTTTGCATGACTAGTGCGTTTATTCTTTGTGTTGTATTAATGAACGAACCTGATGTGTTCTTTCGTTATTTTTTCTTTGTAACATTGGCCATTGGCATTACTTACATTGTTAGCTATCATCTAACTGACCAAAGCCCCAAGGTTTACAAAAACGAAAAGGTTACTGCTGAACTTGTTGGCTTCCAGCCCGAAGGCTATCGTGAGAAGAGTGGCAAGAGCATGGTTGATAAACACTACATGTATATCGTATATCGTGTAAATGGTAACGAAGTTATCCTGCAAGCTACACAAGGAGTCGAGTATCCAAAAACTGCTATCCTGTACAAAAACTGATTGACATTAAATTGAATTAATGTTATAATTGTTCATCTTAACTTAGGAGTTCCTATGAAATTCAGTAAATTTCTGTCCGGTGTTATTGTTGCAAGTGCCCTTGTGGCAACTGTAGCAGATGCAGGCAGTATTGGCCGCAGTGGCGGTTCTAGTTCTGGAGGCCGCTCAAGCTCATCCAGTGTCAGTCATTCAAGCTCATCTAGCGTGAGCAAATCAAGTTCTTATTCTGCACCCTCAAAGCCCGCAGTGGCTCCGGCACCCGCACAAGCTGGCGGCATTGGAGGCACAACTGCTAGCGTTGGCGTTCGTAAAAGTGAAGTGACTAACGGCGTCAAGCAAGACATTGCACACAGCAATCCTGCCCCAGGCAAGCCGGGTAGTTTTAGCGCAGGAGCAACACCAAGCACAAGTCCTAGCTATGCACCAGCCCCGCATTACAGCGCACCTGCTCCTGTAGTTGTACAGAGCGGCGGAGGTGGCTTTGGTAGTTCGTTCATGGGCGCAATGGGTGGTACCATTGTAGGTAACGCATTGTTCGGCAATCATGGCCATGGCGGTGGAACTACTGTAATTAATAACGGCACACCTTCTGGCTCGTCTTCGTCCGGAGTTGTTGCAACCGGTCCGCAGACCGTAACAAACAGTGATGGTACTGTAGTAAGTAATGGGACAGTTTATCCCGCTAAAAAGGAGTATACCGTGTGGAGTTTTATCGCTGATCTATTTGGCTTCGTGATTGTTGTTGCAATTCTCTTGGGCATCGCATGGCTGTTCTATAAAGGATTTCAAATGGTTCGTAACTATGTAAACAAGGAGCGTGGCGTGAGCACACAACCTTTTAACCCTACCCAACGTTTCTGGGAAATTCAAAAAGCCTTTGCCGCCGCAGAACTAACTACACTGCAAAATCTTCTGGGCCCGGATGTAGTTGACGAACTTACCAATGGCTTGCAACCCAGCGGCCTTACTATTAAAAATGTAAGTCACGAAGTCCGACTGGAGAACAACACTGAGTTCAGTATTTGGTACAAGTTCTTTGAAACTGACGGTGAAGAAGTTAACCAAGTTTGGCACTACGAAAAGTTTGGCAAAGATTGGAAGCTAAACGGCATCGAAAACGTGTAATACTTAGGTACTACTTTTAAAGGGCACTTTGGGTGCCCTTTTATATTGACAATAAATCCAATTTATTGTATAATACATGTATAGCAACGCAAAACAGGAGTCATACATGATGTTAGTAGCAAAAATGAATGGACGTTTGTTTGAAGTTGTACGAGTTGCAGAAACCGTTCCGTTCTCGCAAGAACGTGGTTGGGTTTTGCTTTGCGTGGACTTTGAGCAAAGCAATCGCCGCAAGAGTCAGTTCAAGTGGGTGCCTGCGGATACTCGCTTTGATTGGGTTCGTAATTTTACTTTTGGAGGTTAATATGCAAGCTATTATTAATTTGGGTATTGTTATGTTGCCCTTGTTGGTTATGTTTGTTGCAATGATTGTCAAAGGAGAATGGTAATGCTTAAAGAAACAGTGCAATACCTACAGTTTAAAATTGAGAAACATGTAGGCGGTGCCCAAAACATTTACATTGCATACGACAACAAAGGTAACAAAGTTACCACATGCACTAACCTTGCATATCTGAAAAAAGAATTGCGTCAAGCACAATGAACAAAGTATTGGACAATTTGGCATTTTATTCGGGTTGCAGGTTCCGCAAGTTTAATCGTGGCGTGGCTATGTACCCAAACGTTGAAGCAGACATAGAAAAGTTTGCATTGGCAATTATCAAGGAATGTATTGCAGTCTTAGATGAGGATGACGGAGCAACACATCACACTGAGTTACTTGAAACACATTTTGGAGTAAACAAATGAATATCAAAACCATTCGCGATAACTTGAAAAGGACTATCAATGCCAAGGAAAAGTATTTGCAAGATGTTCAGCATGAACGAACTTTTGTTGGTTTGCGCGATGGTGAAGATATTGCATTGAAAGCAGTAGCTGATTTCCTTGCACTTAACATTAGCGAACTCAAAGTGATTTTGTTTGATGTTGAGAAGTGTTGCGAAAAGGCTACCTATGATAGCTGGAAAGAAAACCCAGACCGTAGTGGTGGACAGTTTACACAAGACGAGATTGATAACTCAAGGGGATGGCATTAAAATGAGCAAGCAAGTAGTTTATCGTAACAGTGTTCTATCAAAAGGTAGCACTGCATTGGAACTGTGGGAAGCGTGGCAAAAGGAAACTAAGGACCGAAATGCCGCACAAAAGAAATTGGATACCCACATGAAAGAAGTTGAACAACGTCACAAGGATTTGCTGGAACGCTACAAGTAAGCGTTGACGTTAAAATAGAATAATAGTATAATAGATAAGAGGTTAACAATGACACAAATTATCGCATGGAAAAGTGACGCTGATGGCAAGATTTTTGAAGACAAAGCCAAGTACACTAACCACCTGCGTAAGCTGGCACGTGAGCGCAACACAAAGCGCAAGCTCTCTGTGATGGAAGCCATTGCTGACCAAAAGTGGAATGAACTCTACGAGTGCGAACAAACCGTCGAGCAGTGGCGTGACATGGTTATTGCTAACCAAAACATGTTCTGGGCAGAAGCCGCAAAAGGCGATCCGCACGACTGGGCATACGTTGGCAAAACTCATAGCCGTGGAAAGAATGGTGTTGTTTGCCCTATTCCCGAACTGCTAGAGTTCGAACGATTTGATGTTCGCTGGAACGAGCAAGTTAGCAACAGCCACAGTTGTCCGCACAATGGTGTGACCAATTGGGGTGTACGCGACAAGGATGCTCCTACTAGCTACCCAGGTTGGAGTGGCCGCGTTGAATGGATTGTTGCATGGCCCGAAGAATGGGATGGCCTGTACCTGGGCAGTGACCTGTTTAAAGGACTGCACGGGTTTAACACTGGACGCCAACGTGCTCACACTGGTACAGGTGGCGGCGGCGGAATGCGCTACAGTGAAAAGCACAAGTGCCATGTTCAAAGTTTTGGCTACGACTTTAAAATCTTCGCCGCAGATTGGCCAGGAATGGCTAGACTGCACTACAAGGAAAAGCTAATGGAAACACTAGCTAAGTAATAACGTCTGCCCGTAGCTCAACTGGATAGAGCAACAGCCTTCTAAGCTGTAGGTCGGGGGTTCGAGTCCCTCCGGGCAGGCCATAAATAGAAATGATAATGTATAAAGTAAAAGGAAAGAGCGTAACATACGAAGTCAGCACACTTGACGAAGCAATGAAGTATGCAAAGAAGATGAATGAGTTTGTGACTATCACAGGTACAGACTTTGAAATCGTAGGTATGTTTGGAGTAGACAGTATCAAGGACGGCTTATGCCCAGATGGTGTTGTATACGATTGGAACAAGGCTAGTAGAATTGGCCGTGTAAAGAAAGAAAGAGTATGAAACGAGTAATCGAAATTAGAGCCGCGGAAGGCGGCGATGACAGTAAACTGTTTGTTAAGGATTTGGCACAAGCCTATACCCGTTTGGTGCAACGCCACGGCTGAACTAGCCGCCTGGTGGCCGAGTATCCAGGCGAACTTCACATTGAAGTAGAAGGCCAAGACCTTTCCCAGCTACACAATGAAAGTGGCGGACACAGAATACAACGTGTTCCTCCTACAGAACGAAAAGGTCGCGTACATACAAGTACCGTAACTGTAGCAATAATTGACCCTACGCAAATTAAATCAACTGCTATACCCAATAGCGACTTAAAAATCGAATGGTACAGTGGTACAGGTGCAGGCGGACAACATCGCAACAAACACCAAAATTCCTGTAGGATAACACACTTACCCACAGGCACTGTAGCAACAGCACAATGCCGCAGTAGGGAAAATAGCATGGCAGAAGCTATGCAAACCATACAGCAAAGGGTTGACAATAAAATCCAATTAATGTATAATAGCAATGTAGCATGTGATAGAAAGCAACAAGTTGGATCGGGTATGCGCGGAGATAAAATCCGCACTTACAGATTCCAAGATGATGTTGTTAAGGATCACGTAACAGATTGTACCGCCAGCGTGAAAAAAGTTCTTGCTGGCAACTTTGATTTATTGTGGTAATCCTATGAGTAAGAAACTAATTTTAGATTGTGAAGCAAAGGAGTATGTGGACTTTGACGAGTTCGACATGAAAACTCCCGAGGAAATTATCGAACGCATGAAAGCCTTGCGGACAGAAATGGGCGGCCGTGATATCTATTTCTATTTCGAAAGTTATGGATACGATGGTGGCAAGAACATAACTCTGCGTGAGCGCCGTGAGGAAACTGATAAGGAATTCGAAAAGCGTATCGCAGAAGAAAAGAAAGTTAAGGCAAAGGCAAAAGAAGCCAAGGCTTTAAAAGAAGCTAAAGAGCTTGCCGAGTTTATGCGTTTAAAGAAGAAGTTTGAAGGTGTATAATGTCCCATGAACAATTCGTTAAAGTACTAAAAGGCAACCAAGAAATTGTTATCAACAAGTGTCATGGCGGCTTTAGCCTAAGTGTTGACGCAGTGCAACGCTATTTGGAAATCAAAGGCATTCCTGTATGGAGTGAGTTTGACGAAAAGTACAAGTCGCTGGGCATTGTAACTTATTGGTTAGTGCCTCCTGACGGCGTTAGGGTAAGCGGCCAGCCAGACAACTGGCATAGCATGTCTATACAAGAACGTCAGGATCACAATGCCAAATATGACGAACAAGTATTCAACGCAGGAGCTGTCGCAAGAGACGATCCGGTATTAGTTCAAGTAGTTAAAGAGCTAGGTAGCCGTGCAAATGGCCGCCATGCTAACTTAAAAGTCATTGACGTGCCCGGCGATGTTAACTGGCGTATTGAAGAATATGACGGTGCGGAGTGGGTAGCAGAAGTACATAGGACTTGGGAATGAGCAACTTAACTTATTACAAAATTCGTCACCGTGTTACTGGCAAGTACAGTAAAGGTTCTAGCTATTCTAATGCAGAAGGCGACAACAGTTATTGGAGTGCTAAAGGCGGCAAGACATGGGATACTTTGGGCAAACTTCGCGCACACATTACCATGCACTTGCCCAGCGGATCATACCGCAAAGGTACGGACATGAGTAATTGGGAAGTTATTGAGTATAATGTAGTTGTTAAAGAAGTAAAAGGTATTTCGGACATTATTGATCCGAAGAAGTTTATGGATATTTTAAAGAATGGATACTAACATGCCATGGATTCAAAACGTAGCACTGAGCGATATCAAGAAAGGCTTTCACATTGAGCCTGGTGAGAATGCCATGCTAATTCAAATTGTTGACCCTCCGGGCAACTTTCCTGTGCCACTTCGCAAGTTCAAAGAAGTACATCAGTTCCAATTCCTTGATGTAGAGGAAAAGGACGAAGTACTTGACGAAGCCATGCGATGCAGTCATGACCAAGCCGCCGAGCTTGTTCGTTTACTGCAACATGCACTAGACAATCGCATGAACGTTATTGTTCATTGCCATGCTGGTGTGTGCCGCAGTGGTGCAGTATGCGAAGTTGGAGTGATGTTAGGCTTCAACGATACCGAAGCATTTCGTAGTCCCAACTTACTGGTCAAGCATCGCATGATGAAGGCCTTGGGTTGGACTTACGATGAAAACGAGCCACACACCATTAACGGTGTTGTGCTAGACAGCGGTTTAATTGTACCAAAAGGATACGAAGGAGATATATGATTGATTGTTTAATTGTAGGGGATAGTATTGCAGTTGGTGTAGCACACGAGCGACCTGAATGTGTTGCGTATGTTAAGGGCGGTATTAACACTCATCAGTGGAATGTTAAACATAGACACGATGACCTTACAGCAAACACAGTGATCATTAGTTTAGGTACGAACGATTATCCGCAATTACGTACTAAAGTTGAGTTGAATTTTATGCGTGGGAAGGTCAAAGCCAGTAAAGTATATTGGATCCTTCCTCCGTGTAATGATAAATTTTGCAAGCCAGATGTTAACGAATGGGTCAAAGAGATTGCTAAAGAATATAACGATGTTATAATTAGCACTAAGCGTTTGCAAAAGGATGCAATTCATCCAAGTTGGGCAGGATACAAAGAGTTAGCCAACCAAACAAAATAAGGATTTTTATGCCTATTAGAACACGCGAAGTTGTTGTAGTAAATAAATGTCAATGCAGACATTGTGGAGATATAATTGAAAGTAAACACAGGCACGATTTTGTACGTTGTAAGTGTGGTGCTATCTTCACTGATGGCGGTAAGTCTTACATTCGGCGCGGTGCCAATGACCTTAGCGACATCATTGATATGAGCGAAACCTACATGGAAGAATACGAATCAGAATGGTAACATATATTTTAATAGCCCTTGCAGTAGTATTTGGAATTTACGTGATTAGGAAAGTAATCGAGCTTTACTTCCTAATCAAGTTGACCAATTACATTGCAAGAGGCGACAGGAAGAAAGCCAAGAACAGTAACGGGGACGGCATTTACTAATGGACGACTTGTTGTATGGCGCACTAGATATTCCTGAGATTGACAGGACTAGAGCATTGATGGAAGTCAAGAGCTTTAAACTGTTACGGTATTGGTTCTGGGACCCGTTCAGAGCCAGCACTATGTTGCCCATTATGACCATCAATGGCCAACCAGAAGGTGTAAGTCATTACAGTGAAAGCGCACATGGCGGCAATTTTTGTTGGACTGAGTATGCTCCTCCTACTATCAAACAGTATTGCGAAGAACATATTTTTCCTATTACTGGGCCTACTAGGGTCATGGTACTAGCAACCAAACCTGGCGCCGCTAACAACGAACACATCGACTGCGATCCTGATACATTCAATCAACGTCAACACAAACTAAGATTTGTACTACAAGGACGAACAGATAGTTTGTATTTTATGACCAAGCAAGGGAACATTCATATTCCCAATACTAATAAACCTTTTATCATGGACGGCGCTTGGCCGCATGGAATGATAAACAACTTTGACATGGTAAAGTATACTGTGGCTTTTGGTGCTCCATGGCAAGGCAATGACGCATACGAAAACCTTGTTGACATTATGCACAAAAGCCAGTATACTATGATAGACAATTACCATGACTACTTTGACCATAACAAACTCGCGTGACTTTGTAACGCAAGAGTTTATTTGCATACATCCACAGAAAGGATCTTATTGGTCCGTAACTGAGTGGGATAGTATTATTCGCTGGTGCAAAGATAACTTGGACGACAAAGGCTTAGAGTGGATTCCTATTCCGCAAAAGCGAGCTATCTTCATGAACAAAGAAGCATATTTTATGTATAGACTACAGCATGGTATTACAGAAACTTAAAAAATTAGACAAGCGACACACAGGTTACGAGTACTTCAAATATTGTATTGAGTTTTCAGGCCAGCAAAGGTCCTTACTACTGTCTAGAACGAGAAGTTACTGCTGGTCGCAGTTTGGTGCAGGCGTAGATGTGTTTACATTCAGGCGTTGGGTCAAAGATCTAACTGCTGAGGAAATCAAAGACTATGCAATTAACGAACAATGGGCATGGCATGACCAGGACTATGTAAGCAGAGTTTACATCAAAGGCGACGAAGAGTTGCTGATAATGAAGCTAGCAGGCTTGGTTGCCTAATGGATCACGGGCCTGTTATATTGATTGCAGTGACGTCTAAGAAACTGAGATTTGTACACGAAACTGGTATGGCGCCCGAAGAGACTTTAATGGATGAAGTACAGCAATGGTGTGTGGACACTAACTGTGGCCGCAGAACTGCATACGATACCTTTGAATTCAAAACTAAGCAAGAAGTACTAATGTTTACATTACGGTGGAAATAGTTGTCAACGCAAGCGTAGCCTAAGGCGTTAAATATATACAAGGAGATAGTTATGAAAAAGTTGTTAGCAATTTTGGTTTTAGCAGTTAGTGCAGTTCCTGCTTATGCACAGCACGGGCACCACTTTTCTCCGCACAGTGGATATCATCGAGGGTTTAATAGTTGGTTCGTTCCCGCATTAATTGGTGCTGGTGCAGTGTATATTGCGACCCGCCCGGAACCAGTAGTTGTCCAGCAACCACAAGTCGTACTCCAACAACCGCCAGTAGTACTGCAACAACCTGGATATGGTCAACGATGCACTCCATGGACCGAGATTCAAAATCCAGACGGAACTATAACTAGACAACGTCAGTGTTACTAAACAAAATGCCCCTTACGGGGCATTTTTTATGGCTTGTCAATTAGTCCCTGACTGATTAGATAATCTCTACAGTCTTCAAACTTGTTTGGCTTTACATGCCAACTAGCAATGACTCTGGTTCTAACACCTTTGTTCTTTACATCATGTGGCACTTGCACATTCATTAACACAGGTTCAACATTAGAGTAAGTGTAATAGGGGGTGGGAATATTCTCCACCCCTGCACGTTTAACATTATAAAATGTTGCCCTGCTAGTCAAGTAACTGTCGTTGGTTGGATCTCTAGGCTTGTCCCAGTTTGGATCTTCGTCATCGATGTGATAATAATTCGTAGTTGTACGTTCATCGCAGTTATACACGGGAATGTTTAGCACAGCATGTCTGGGGTGATACTTGGTATTGTCTATGTGTATAGGGAAACTGTAGTAGGGAAGAATCTTAAACCAACCTAAATGGTTATCTAAGAAATCATACTTGTCCATGAGGCTTTTAAAGTAAGGAACGTTTATAGGATCTTCGTCTCCATAGCCCACAGAGATTTTCTTAGCATAGTATGTGTCATAATGATGTTGAAAGAATGCCAAGTCATAATCAAACTTAACAGGCATGACCAAATCAAAATTGTATGTGTTCATAATTATATTTATAGTTAATAAATATCTGCATGGAACAGTTCTTCAAGCGCATAAACTCTATTAAAATATCCCCCGAAGACCAAACTGCAATTTACAACAACGTAAAAGATGTAGTCAAGCGTGGAGTTGGGTATCCAGTTAAGAGAGAATTGCTTGAACCTTTTCTAAGTGAGTTTTACAAACTGTATCCGGAGAATTTATTTCATCGTGTGTTTGGTATATACTTAACGGACCCGCATCCAACTATAACAGATCCATATTGGACCATACACCAAGACATGCGTCCGTGTGCGTTAAACATTCCAATACACAACTGTGGCGATGGCGCAGACACAGTTATATTTGACAGCACATTACTCAATGCCAAAGCAACATACAATCCAGAAATAAAACGAATGAACTTTTTGTTGCAGGGCGAACGTAAAGTTTTGGCAAAATACACTCAAGACATGACAACTACATATCTGTTAAACTCACACACTGCCCATTGTGCTAGTAATATGGCAAGGCCCAATAGAATGATTCTAAGTTTAGGACCGAACATGCCCTATGAAGAAGCACTAAAGGTTTTTAAATAGTTGACAGAACATTTAAATATGTTATACTAACAGACACAGGAGAATACAATGCGAGTTACAGCAGAACAAATTCAAAACGAATTCATCGATCTTATCAAAACAGTTCTTCGCCGCAAGGAAGAACTAACCGGCGACACTGACCTTATTAAGGATCTAGACTTAGACAGTTTGGACATCTTAGAAGTCTTGGTTGAGATTCAAGAAAAATACAACTTTGATATCCCAGACAAAAAGGATGCAGAACGTCTAACCACAATTGGTTCGGCCAGTGCGTTTATTGCAGAATTGATTAACCGCAAGGGTTAAGTTTTTTATAAAGTACATCGTACTCTGGATTATCTCTAAATCTAAAACTAGCTACTACCCTGTGACTAGAGTTGGCACGATTATCAACATTGTGCCAACTGTCTGTCCTTACTAGTCTAGCTTCGGTTAGTGGTCCCATAGTTTCTACGTGTTCCCAATTACTAGAATCCAAACTGTCTTTGGCTAGATAAAAGTTGTAGCCTTTTCTATGCTCTTTGATTAGTCTAGTAATACCATCTGGATCGCTTCGGTCCTTGTACCAAACCATATCTCCCTGAGCGCAGTTAAACAAAGGCAAGTTCACTGCACAGCGTATAAATGGAAAATCATTTATACAGCCGTCGATGTGTACGCCTCCAAAACTGTTGGCTTTGGCTACAAAAAACTTAACAGCATCAACGGGCCAAATTTCCCGTTCTAACCAATCGAATGACCTAATACCTCGAATTCGGTCAGGTTCTATGTTGACGTAATCGTGGGTACCTTTTTGGGCAAACATGTCCCTGTAATCCAAAATAAAAATGGATTGCAATTTGGTTCTTAACTGTGAGAAATCTGCAACAACCGTGGAATAAAAATTTGACATTAATTGGATTTTGCGTTATAATTTTACTTATGTAATCTGACTAAAGGAGTCACAATGAAACGAACAGCTATTGCTCTTGCCCTTGCCAGTATTGGTTTTGCACAAGCGCAAACAGTAGAACAAACTATGAACGTCAATGCATACAAGCTGATTGG